ACGACTTAATGGCGTTTTCAGACCTGAAATACTCGTGATGTCACTGTTAGCGCCCTTTCTGGCAAGTGCGCCTGCTGCGGGGATGCTCAGGCTCACCCCGTTAATGGTGACTGTGACCATCTGATTTTCTGTAGTGCTGGCGAACGCCTCCCATGCCCCAATGTTCTCATCGTACTCATTGATGAGCTGGGAAATACTCTGGGCCAGTCCGTCAACGGAAAGGCTGTCTGTAACCAGAATAGCGTACTTCTGACCAGAAACTGCCGGTGCCGCTGCCGGAGTAACGGTCAGGGATGTGGCGCTGTTGATTGCCGTTATCTGAACGAGCTGCACGGGGTTGGATGCAATCAGCAGCGTCTGCCCGATACGGATCTGGCTGGCTGGCGCAGTGAAGCTGGTCCCGTTACCTGTAACCGTATTCCCGCTGAATGAAATCGTACCTGCGTTATAAATCATATTTTCTCCGGGCAATAAAAAACCCGCTTAAGCGGGTTTATGTTTCTGCTGATATTAGAAATTTACTGGCATGTGGAACGGCTAAAATTATTCCTGCTAATATATTTCCAGTTAAAGGGATAACCGGCCCTGTATTTTGTTTGCCCGTTTATTTTCTTGATGTCATATATCTGAACCGTTGTCATCTGCCCGCCGATCATCGCAGATGCAGTGCATACAGGGGACTGGCGCTCTGGCATAGAAGAGCATCCTGCACCCATGAGGGTTGCGAGAATGACCAAACCGTATTTTCTCATGGTTGACTCGTGAAGGATTTAATATTTAAAGAAAACATAACAGCAACAATTAAATATTGATAATCGCTTTATCAGATCGTTTAAAGACAATTGATCGTTTATAGCGATCAATTTATCAGTCGTAATTAGCGAGGTTCAGCGCATAGACGCTGTTCTTCATATTGTGATAGACAAGATTGGAAACCCCGCTCCCGGCGCTGCCTCCGTTCATTGCCTGTCCAATCTGTGTTGTTGCACCATTGAAAACTGCTGAAAAGAAATACTGTGATGACCAGGGGCGCGTTCCACCGTCAATGATAACCCCTGTCGCCAGGCCGGACGTTGACGGAACGATGCCGAACTTTCCTGACAGCGTGGTATTAATCGAAAAACCAGCGCTGTCGCTTCCGTTGGTGCCGATTGCCTGAACATCTGTAAGCACCCTGGTTTCGTTTGTCAGGATGCAGACACCCTGTTCGTCCCAGATGGCAATACCCCAGTCCGGCAACGTCTGCTGGAAAATCGTGAAAAAATACACGTATGCGGTACCGGCCCCGGATGGGTTGCTGAACGTGACGGTGCAGAAATTGTCCACAACGGTGTAGCTGACAACACAGCTTATTGTCGTGCAAACAAAAGGGATGACAGGCCTGCCGGCGGGAAACGCCTGTGAAATAGTTGTCACCGCGCCGGAGGATGTGGATATATCGGCGCTCTTTTTGCTGTACATAGCCAGGGGTATAGACTGCGGCGTGATGAATGGCGCGCCATTTTCAGTTACCAGTAATGCTCCCCAGTCCATTAATTAGCCCTCAGATAAACAATGACAAAGCCGTTGATCGCAGGATAGGTTTCTGCGCCGAAATTATTTTCCGCCGCTGCGCCAAGGGTGATAGTGCCTCCTGACACGGTAATAGTACGACGTGCGGTAGTGTAGTTGGCGCTGGCGGTCACCTGCATAAATTCCATGCGAAACCCTGCAGGGACTACATAGCTCGCGGTGCCCGACTGCTGCCCGGCGGAAACCGCGAAAAACCCCAGTACGCTGATGGGCACAAGCCCATAGTTATTGGGGGTGCCACTGGCGTCCCAGGTCTGAATTCCCCATGCCACTAAAATACCCCCGTAATTTTTCCGATCTGCACACGCAAGCGGTTTGTATCTCTGATGCTGATGGTAATGTTTGTTTGCTTCATTGCTCCGGTACCGTCGGTGCCGTAATTCTCCCACGAGCCGCCTTTATCAAGCTTCCAGCCAGCAGCGCCTGCCACATAGTTATTCGACTGGATATAGTTGCCGATTTTGGCGTTGCTGATGGTGCCATCCTGAATGAACGTTTCCCGGATGAAGGTCTGCCCGTTCTGTATCACGAAAGGCAGCGATACAACGGCACCGGCCTGCGTGGTAACAGCAAAACGGTCTGCCAGAAAAATTACCTGTGATTGCATGCCGCCGGGCGTATTTTGTACCCCTATGCCCATACCTGCAGCGTAATACTGGCCGTTAGCGGCAACGCCAACTTTGATGTTATACATCGCGTTTAGGTTGCCGTTTACATCTGCCACCGCCTGCGCCGTCTGGTTGATGGCAGCAGTCTGCCCGTTCACTGTCACCGTCAGAGAGTTAATCTTCGTGGCGGATGCCTGTGTGAAATCAGCAAGGGTTTCCGTCAGGTCGGTAGCGTTTGAAACATTGCCACCCGCTGACGCATCCAGTGAAATGAGCGCGCGTGCAACCGCCTGGCTAGTATCGGCAATTGTGGTGTCTATCCGGTCAATTTTTGCCACATTGCCGTTATTAGTGGCAGTCTGGGAACGGCGGGAAGTCACCTGCGACAGGCTGTTCTGGATCACGGCAATTGATGAGTTTTTGACACCGCCAGTTATGCCGTCCATAGAGAGACTGATTTCATCGATTTTTACTTCTGCCTTTGAAAGACCATCGGAGTTTTGCTGGATTTGTAACGCCTGTTGCTCAAGCTGATCGGCGTTTTCCTGAATATCTGTCACCATTCCGGCAATCGTTTCATTGCTGTCTACGGCGTTCTCGATCAGGTCTTTAAATACTTCAGAATCCTTAATATCATCTAAAATCGCATCGGTTATGTCACTGAAATCATCCGTAGGTTTTCCAGATGCCTCAACAAAATCCGATACACCAAAGGCATTTCTCGTACGAACATAAACATAATAGGTGTGATCAAATTTAAGTTTCTGAATAGTCCACTGATTACCTCTTCCCAGGAACTGAGTGCTGTTTTCAATATCTCCCCCCAATGGCACCGGGATTTCCCCCGCATACCAGTATTCAAAAGAAGTATCAGTGGTAGCAGTGACAGACATAACTGGTACCAGTGTTGCCTGTAATGGCCCTGGAATCCACTGCACTGAATTCGGGGGGCGTGGTGCGCCAACGATCAGGCTTACCTGTGCTTCTGCACCCTTCATCCCGTTTTCATTGCGTCCACGCACGCCGAGTGTGTAACTCCCGGCATTCAGTCCGTAAAATTCATAGCGAAACTGATCAGTTTCATACTTCGCCACGACCGCGCCGTTTTCTGCGTACACATAGAGTTCAAACACCAGTTTTTTTGTAGTGGTGGCTGTTTCCCATGTTGCCGTAACCTGCACGGTTTCACTGTTAGTGTTCAGTATCCGCAGGTTTTCAATATTCGGCACACGGTAACCGTTCAGGGTGTCGTTGGGGATTTCAAACACTGCACCTTCGTCGACGACGGCCTGTTTATTCGGATCATGCTGAGCAGCAGTAATGCTATAAACAGAATTATTTTCCGACTCAGAAATGCTGAGAATACGGAATAACCGAGTAGCAACTTCACTGGTAGAGATAACAAAAACAGTGCCGATGCGAATCCATGATGGGATAGATTTAAGGGTAATTAATCTCCCTGAAACGCCAGCGATGGCATACTTAACCAGCTTACCGTCACGCCCCATAACTGAAATAGTATCGTCAGTTGATACCAGGCCGGAAACATCAGCATCGACAGTAAGAGTGTTTCCGGAGTAAGCAACAATTCGACCGCCAAGGCGAGAGGCAGCGTAATCATTGTCCATCACCTCAATAATATCGCCAGGAGTAAAAGCAATCGCGTCACGGGCCATCTGAAAACTTACACGCTTTGTTTCACGCTTAGCTGTTTCCAGTAGCCATTTCCCCGCACGCCAGGCCTGTCCGCGAGAAGTGCAACCAAAAGCCTCAATGGTGGTTTCGTTGTATTCGTGTCTGGCAATTAGCTGGTCATCTGAAACATATTCTTTAACCTGTTCCCAACCATTGTCAGGATCAGTCCATGACACAACGACAGCGTTATATCTCTCAGAACGTTTTGCAGAGCTATAAGCGAATTTACCATCCACCACATTGGCATTAGTGACTGCCGCAATCGGGTCCTGTGGCGCATCAATTAGGACAGATAGGCGCATGCCATCCCAAAGAGCGATTCCCCGGAACATGCTGGCGATCTTATCGAGAATATCGCGAGCACTGGCCTGCTCAGTGATGTAAGCATTGAGCACCATGCGTGGTTCTTTACCGCCATATCCGTCATCAACGAGCTGATCACAATACTGAGACAGGACATAAAGCGCTCCGCCATCGACATCAATGTAACCGGCACGCCTTGCAAGTCCGAACCTCGTATTTTTAGCTATCTCCCGGAACAACCACGCAGGGTTATTGGTCCACGCTTTTTTAAACCCTCCTAACCATAGCCCTGAATAAGTCCTGGTGATCGGATTGTAGTTATCTGGCACATCAACAATCAGTCCGCGCAGGTGGTAAGTGCGGCTTGGGGTGTCCGTGTACTGGTCGCGGTCGATTACCGCTCCGGCAATAGCAGAAAACGGGTATGAAAGGTTATCGTCAGTGATTTCGCTAAAGCTGTTCCAGATAGTGCCATTGGAAAGCAGATCGCTAGTGCTGTCAGCAGTAATGCGGCGCACGCGAATATCAAAAGGCTTAATATCAGGGGCGTCAATAACATGCGCCTCAAGATATTCTCCTGAAATCTTGCCGGTAATAGTGACTGTCTTTTCGATAACGAAGGCACCGCCAGCAGAACGCGTTTCAATAACTAACGTCACCGATGTGTTTTTCTGGTTACCTTTCGTGTCCTGCTCAACAAGACCAGTCACGCCAAGGTTAAAGCGAACGCGGGTCACCTCAGGATCTGTAACAGTTCTTACAAGAGGGGTGTCCTGTGTGACCTCGGTGTTAATAATGGTCGTCGCTTCAATTGCGGAAAAGCCATTAATTGGGCTTTGCAATTCAGAGCCAGGACGCCATGCGACGCCTATCCCATTTACATTAATACCACCGGATGCATCTGTGATCGGAGTTTTGTTCAGCATAAATGATGACAGATGTGTCTGGTCAATCGGACCATAAATCGGACCCTCGCTTATAAGGTCCAGAACGCGGTAAAACTGTTTGGATTTTAAATTATCGTCGAGAAGTTTTGGGGTAGATGCTTTACCGCCGCCTGAAGACATAATGCCACCTCAGCTTATTGTTTCTGTCCAGTCCTGGTTGTTCGATGTATCGATACCAAGCGAAATAACATTACTTCCCACTACCATTTCACCTAACAGAATCGGCACTGGTCTCCCTTGCCCGACTCTGTTTTCAGCACTGGTGAATGAGTTATTGGTTAATGTGTTTGTTTCTGCCGCCTCAGCAGATGTCTTCGTTTTCATGTTGCGGGACATATAGACTGAGTAGGCAATGGAGGCTACGGAAACAGCTACCGCTATCCAGGCTGCGGCCACAGCTGTAATGGCACCATCTACAACAGGAACGAACAGCACTGTCGAGCCGTCTTTCAGATTCCTGTCCAGATGCCAGCGAGCACTGCTTTCATCAACCTCCTCCCCTGCGACACGCACACGCAGTCGGCAATTTAAAAAGTCCTTTTTAAATCCCGGACATTGGGCAAGGAGAAGTCGAAGGCCTTGCGCTGGAGTATCAACGTTCATAGATACCTGGCGGAAATGTCGGCGTAGATGCCCCGCAAATCTAAAGATGAGCATTGTTCATGCCTCCAGAGGGAGTGGGTTTGCTTTGCGAAAGCCGGGCGATAATCTTCGCGGCGGCTGAGGTGACCGGCGCAGTCGTGATGAAGCACCTTGTTATTATCAAGCAGTATCATGGCGTGACATGGGTCCGCGCCGGGAAACGGCTGGCGAATAATCACATCACCGGGTCGGGCATCCCTGGCCGCAATTCGATGAAATCCGTACAGTTCGATGTTTTTCAGGTAAAGGTTTTCGCCGCGCAGCCACCAACCATTAGTCCGCTCAAAATCCGGCAGGTCTATGCCGCACAGGTGATAGGCGTCGCGGAAGAGCGTGTAACAATCAACCACTCCATGCTCAAAGCGACGACCAAGAAGATGCGGAACCGGGCGGTACTTAATCAATTTTCCATCACAAGCCAGCCACCACGGCAGGCCTGTCATCACCTGCGCCCTTCTGTCTGCTCCCGAAAGGACCGGGACCGATTCAGGGTGTGAATGGAAAACGGCTGTTATTTCCCCTGCATCTTCCGCGTCCAGCCAGTCATCATCGCGGATGCGGAAGTGCCTGGCCGGATCATGGTGAATGTTTCTGCACCGGAAAAGCGTTGAATCATCGATGATCAGACCGCACACTTCATCCTGCGACGATGCCGCATAATCAAGACATTCCTGCATCATGAAACCTTCTGAGAGCCAGGGAAGCTGCTGATTGGAAGTGGTTCAGGTCGGGGGAAACGAAGACGGCAGCCTGAGCGTCGATGCGAGCATTTATCCAGCGCAGGGCTGATGGTTGGGTTATCTCGCTCGTCTGCAACAGGCGGCCCGTCGTAGTTACATCCCGTTCCTCGATAAGCCCACTGACATACATCAGCCAGAATGGTGCGCGCCGGGACGATGGCGTTATCGCAGTCAATGGGTGTCGCCAGTGAGTAAGTTACCTGCTCGAACGTCTCTTCTGTCATCTCCTCCACGACATAGCGCGATACGGCTTCTTTCGTCGGATCGGCGTCCGGGTTGCCGCCGGGGAAGTTCACCGCATCGAGGTATTTAACCGGCACCTGCCGCCGGGTGATCACCACGCCGAGCATGTCGTCAAAGTCATGGTTAATGCCGGTGATAAGACCTGATATGTTAGCGACCGCCATCGTAGGCCGGGCATATGTCCCTTCGTTTTTACTCTCAAACCCTTCAACAGCTATTGGATACGCCGGATAAGACAGCCCGCGCCATATAACATCGCCATAATAGCCGTTAGTTCCTGAGTGGAAGCGCAGGACGTCGCCGCCGTATGGCTGTAGGTCAACCTCAAAAAGATCGAGAAATGCCCCTACCCCGGCATCCACACTCTCTATAATCAACTCTGCTGGTATGTCGCGCACAGCAAACTCCCATTAAAAAAGCCACCCGGAGGTGGCTTATCTTGGCACTTGTTCAAATGTGGCCGTCAGTTCATACAGCGATCCAGTTTTTGTCATACTCCAGGACCGGCAAACGAACAGCGCTCGCACTCCTGTCATGGTTGGTGTCCAGTAAAAGGACTCAACGGCCATTCGAGCTTTCAGGAATGCTTCAGCCATTCTTGCTACGTTTACCCTGCCGCACTTGTCATCTACCCCTTTAAATGTCAGGGCATACTTATCCATGAGCGGGTTGATACCTTTTGTCTGGCGCTGCTCGTATCCATCGCCAAGCTTAACCACAGCGACATTAGGCGTGCGCTCAACGGAATAAGCTTTTTGTGGTGTCCAGGTGAATGTCTCTGGCATTAGCGTTTATTCCTCGGCTGGATTAGTCCACCTGGGCGGTTAGCCTGGTCACTAATGTGAAATAACGAGACTCGCTTCATCATCTGAGCCATCTTAGCCATAGTTTCATCATCAATTCCGCCAGTCGTTTGAATGTGGAAATGCACTTCCTGTTGAATCGAGGCGCTTCCATTTCCCGTGCCCTGCATATCCCGATTACTAATCACGCGGCCATTATCACCAGGTATCATGTACTGACTGCCATTGCTGGCCTTGAAGATTTCAGGCTTACCCCTCTCCCCCACGCGATACATGGAATTTGCATCAACCGGACCGCCGTTGTAACGAGCGCCAGCGACCGCCATTCCCTTTGCAGCAAGCAATGATCCCGCATAAGCAGACTGCCCTATCGCCGCAGCGCTTCCATATGTCGCAATGGATGCGCTGATTGCCGCAGGAGCCCATGCAGAAGCTGCTGCCGTAGCCTGAGCCATTGTAGATGCAAGTGATGCCGCCGCAGCCGCCTGCCCCATGAGCTGGCTTTTGGCCCACTCAATACCCATCTGCACAAGGCTTCCAACAACACTTCCAAGGATAGTTGTGCCAATGTTAGCGAATGCCTCTTGAAGGTTCTGGGTGCCATTAATTAGGCCAGTGATTGCGTTGGTAGCGCCACCTTGTAGCGAGTCGATAGCAGAAGCAGCAAGCTGGTTAATATCGCTCTGCTGCTGCCACTCCTGCCACATTGCCTCCTCGCGCTTCTTCCGATATTGATCTTCGATGGAAGCGCGAACCGCTTCAACTTCAGCTATCTTTTGCGGATAAAGAGCGGCATATTCATTTAGCTCCTGCATTTGCGTCTGGAAATTGTTGTCAATACCGGCAACTGGAGATGCGGCACCTTGCACCTGCTTGTAACCTTGCTCAGCCTCCTTACGCCTCTGGATCGAGATTGCTGCTTTTTCGTTTGCTTCACCTAACGCTTTAGCCTCAGCTAGCTGCTGTTGCGATGCTTTATTACCTAGTGATTGCTCGGCCCGCAATCCGGCTTCTTCAATGCGGCGCTTTTCAAGAGATTCGGTTGTTAAGTCAGACGCTGCCCGTAGGTTAGCTAACTTCTGAGCTATCGACTCTTCAGCCTTCTCGGCGCTTTTTGCTGCAGATGCGCTCTCTCTTGTAGCTTTTGCACTTTCCTTTGAGGCTTTAGTGTTTGCCTCTTGTTGCTGGTAGGTTTGAAGACGAACGTTATAGTAATCTCTGAAGGCCTTAGTGCCTTCTTTTATCCCTTGGTTTTCCGCATCTCTCCATGCCTGTGCCTTAAGCTTTTCATCGCCAGTTTGCCTGGTGATAAACAGCTCCTGCTGGGCTTGCTTGAGGGCCTTATCCTGACTTGACGTCAGGCTGTCGGTCATTTCCTTTAGGGCTTTTAACCGTGTTGATGCGTCCGCGCTAGTCGTTGCAATTTCAAGCAGCCTTGCTGCATATTCACGTGCCGTTTTAGCCCCAGAAGACTGGCCATTTCCTACCTCCTGCAAAGTACTTATCAGAGATTGAAGTTTTTGATCTGAAGGATTTTTTGCAATATCAGAAAGCTGTTTAGCAAACTCATAGGCCTGCTGATCAGTTAAATCAAACTTGCTGGCGAGAGCACCCACAGTGGCGACCATTGATTGCATGGTTGTTTGCCCGGCCCTTCCTGCCGCAGCCGCCTGCTTCATGGCCTCACCGAAGTCATTAGTGGTGATACTTAGTGTGGAAAGGTAATCGTTAAAAAGCTTAACGCTGGCATATCCACCACCTAGCGAAGAAACCAGCGAATCACCGAACCCGATAAAGTCCTTTGATGCCTTCTGTACTTCTGTTGAAACCTTCCCTAATGCGGCCTGAAGCTCAATCTCTGCCTGTTGCCGCATCAGGGTTGCAACCTGAATATTCACCCTCGCCAGCGCGGCATACTTTTCAGAAAGCGCGCCAACGCCATTTTGCGAAATAGAAATAACTTTATCAGTTGTCTCTATGGCATCTTTCAGAGCGTCAACTGCACTTTTACCATTCCCAAGTGATGCCACCAGAGTGCCAGCTACAACGGTACTCAGCGCAATAACCGCACCAATAACCGCACCGCCAGGACCAAATGCCCCTGCTAATTGCGAACCCTGCTGAGAGAACGCAACCAGTGCAGACTGTCCCCCCTGAACCTGTACGATGAAGTCCTGCACCTGATAGCCAGCCTGCTGCATGCTGGACTTCCAGTTTTTGTTTCCGCCTGCTGACGCCTGTGTTGTGCGCTGCATGTCGAAAAGCTGACCGGTTAATTGTCCTATCTTTTGCTTTTCTTCATCGCTGGCTTTAGAGCCTGCGCGAAGTTGTGCAGCGAGTACTGCGGCACTACGCGCTCCGTTTTCCTGCGCCTCATCAAGAACCGCCAACTGATTCCCAAGCGCCTCAATTATTGACTGTGCGCGATTGAATTCGTTGCTTGCGCCTCCTGTGCCACTGCGCGCTTCTTCCATCGCTTTAGCTATGCCACTGACATTGGTATTTAGCTTGCGAAGTTGGTTGTCCATGGAATTGGCATAACCAGCAAGTTCAGTAAACGCGGATCCGGTTTGGGACGCGCTCTGGTCGAGGTTATCCATCCCCTTGCCGGACTGCTGTGCAGCCGCATCCAGTTTATCCAGAGCATCAATGGCCTGTTTCCCGCCCTGCAACAGCGGCTCAACGTCGGCGCTGATTTCATAAACGATGCTACCGGCATTCTTCTCACCTGCCATAGTTTTCTCCGGGCAATAAAAAACCCCGCCGGAGCGAGGTTTGTTTCATCGATTCATTATTTGCAATTTACGGATTCTAATTTTAGCTGTTTATCTAATAGGGCCAGCATGTCGATGTTTTTAGACACTAAGAGACTAGGGTATTTAGAATTTTTAACGAACACATGCCCACTATCGCCGTCAGTGTATACAAATCTTCCGCCTATTTTACTAACATCAGTCCGGCCTGACACTACGCCACAAACCGCATTGTAATTTTCATGCTGAAATACCTTCACATCTGAGAATGCAAGGTCATAGGCAGGATTAAAGGAGCTATCACAATTTACTAATGCCGATCCAACCTTGGCTTGACCGCTCTCCTCTAAAGTTTTCCATCTATCACAATCTCCAGGCTTATACCTTTTCATCACCTCGTTTTTTACTGCGAGTTTTGCTGCAGATTCGATCTGCTCTACAGATTGCGCGTGCAAAGAGAAAGCCAAGGCGGTCAAAATAATGCCTAAAGCATGCTTCTTCATATCCCTATCCCCACAAGTAACATTTGCTCACATCCTATCAGGAACCGATCACTTATCAACCGATGAGGCGGAATGTTGCGGGGCGTTGCATACAGAAAACCCGCAGTTAAGCGGGTTGGAATGGATCGACTTCTGTAGTTGAGGAGCTTTAAAACAGCTTGCGGATGTCTACAGCATATACTGCAAGCCATGCTTCACGAGGCCATGACTTGACCGTTCCGAAGCGCGGGTCATCTACATCATGAGGTGTGGCGTCATTCTCCCTGCACCACTTGCGTAGTGGCTGCCATTTGAATTTCTTCCCGAGCTTTTTTTCAACAGGAATGATTGCAGCATAGTTTTTTCCTTCGCCAAGGCGCTCTGCCAGTTTATTTTTGGCTCGCACAGCGGCGGAAGCTGTAGCCATTGCCGTCACTTCACGCTTCTCGGAGATCCATCGCTTCTCTTTTACTGCCCGGTCACGCTGCTCAGCAATAATGCGGTTCTCTTTCACTTTTGTCAGAAGGTCTTCCAGGGCAGCTTCATAGGTCAGCGGAATACCCATTGATGGAGTTGGACGGAAGTAAGCATCCTCAAGGCGTTCGAAAAAGGACCACGCTTCGTCAGTGTCGACAATCTTAGACATCCGGGCAGCCCCTTTCTCTGCCCACAATGTGACTGACTTTGCGCGTTTACCAACAGAGTAACCATCAGTTACGCTGTTCTTGAAATCCTTCAAATCTGCCCCTTTAAGCAGGAAGTAGTGTTTACCCTCCACAAAGCGCTCTGGATTTCGAGACAGATTATTTCGGATATTTGCCTCGTCAGTTCCGTAACCTTTTGCCAATGTCCCTGTGGTTACCACTCTGACTCCTGACCATTCAATAACAGGGCAAGACAGGGGATCGACAACAACTTTTGTTGGTGCTACATTTACAGCAGTTGATGAAGATTGTTGCATGTAAGACTCCAATCAGTAGTTAATGTAGACCGCCAGCGCTCACTGGCGGTTTTTCTTTTTGCGCCATCCCATACGCCTATCAATGAATCATCCCATTTTTATTCCCAGCCGCACGTAACAGGCCACCGCGAATACTGTAAGAAATCGATTTTGCCTCTATGATTCGGCCAACAAGCTTGGTCGCAACAGGAGATGCCAGGCTGCGAAGTCCTGGTTCAAGATCGTCGTGAAAGATATCCCAAATCTGGTCAAGCATGGCGCAGGCAGCATTTGCATTCTGAGCATACATCTCAAAGTCAAATTTCACCGGAACCGCTCCGTTAGCAACCTCACGGTCAAGAATGTCAAGAACCCAGCGACGGAATTCTTTAGCCCTCTCCGTTGTGGCAAACATAGCAATAAGATGGCAGCCGCGAAGCGAGAATACGCGGACTGATTTTTCACGTAAGTTATTGTTTATTCCGTTGGTCATCATTTTGATGACCCGAGACATGCTGCCTGTAAACTCATCTGAATTGCGCGAATAAATGTTGGAAACACTTTTAGGCGAAGCGTAACCAAGAGCCTTGGCAATATCTGCTGATGTCAGCCAGATGCCCTCATTCACTGGCGCAGGCACTAAATCAATCCCTTGGAAGTTGTAATTTGATTTTGCTACAATGTTCATGTTGGTTTTCTCGCAAAGGTTAACCGACAAATTAGAGGCCCTGACTGTTAGCGCAGTTGGGGCTTCGCTGTTTTTACTGGATACTAACAACGCCTTTCTCCTCTAACTCTTGCAACAGCTTTAAGCGATACACAATCTCACTGTGAGTTGTGCGCATTGTTCTTCCGGCAGATCTTTCAATCCAATTTTTATTTTCAGGCGGAAGCCGTAGCTGAATGGGGTTAATCGTTTTAACTTCTTTATTCATCTGGTAGTTTCCTCTATAGTTGCTCAAATACCATAATAGCTCATAAACCACTCGTGTAAAGAGATTTTGAGAGTTTATATGAATGATAAAGGTTTAAAATGAAGGTTGATGAACAATTTCCAGCACGACTATTAAGTCTTCGTTCGTCGCTGGGTTTGACTCAGAGCGAACTGGCAAAGCTTGTGGGCGTGGCTCAAAGAACGATTGCATCATATGAAATTGGGGAGTCCTCCCCACGCTTGAAAGCCCTGTTACGTCTTGCATCTGCGCTACATGTCACTCCAGAGATGCTTTCCTATGGAAGCCGTCATGAAGGAAAAAATGAAGATACAGGTCAAGTAAATGCTAAAATCACTAAAACCCCTATTTATACGGATGAACAAATAATCTCCCGTTTTAAGGGTGATGAACAATTCGTAGAAAGTGAACGTTTTATACACACTGATCTTCGTGTTAGTGATGCCAGCTTCGCTTATCTAATCCGCGATGATTCTATGATGGCAAGCGAGGGTGGTGAGTACAGCTTCCCAGTTGGCTCAATTGTCGTGTTTGATCCATCAGTACCTCCTAAAAGTGGAGATTTTGTGCTGGTTATTTTATACGGACTAGAACCTCTTGTTTTCTTCCGCAGATTTGCCGGAGGAATGGAGGTGGTAAAATTTTCCCCCCTCAATACCACCTACCCAAGAGATGAGGTAGCGGTTGTAAGTTTAAGGGAGGATTCAATAAGAGTGATTCCTGCGGTATCGGTAATCATCAACCTTCCAGCAAACCAACGAGCAGCCGTTTCAAACTTAAGCATGCAAGTCATTAGCAAGACTCAGTACCCCACAATGGACTCATATGCTAAAAATGAAAAACCTAACTGTTAAAGAGCACCTGCTGGGGTCATTAAAGATCCATTTGATGCTTAAAGCTAGGTGCACAATGAAATATTACCCCTAGGGTAATAATCTGATGGTAAAGAACTTTTTTGCAAAATAAAGCCCACCTGAGTGGGCTATCAATTGTCACTCCAGAAAACGCGTCCCGGTCACAAAATCATCGCTTCCAACACGATGGCTACCGTAAACAGCATCGTATCCGACGCCTAAATCAACAGCTTTCGTTTCGGCAACGTCTTTTGTGGCGTAGACACCCTCAAGGTGCCAGGGCGAAGTGCGCACAACGCCCCAGCCGAGAACCCAGCCCTTATTGTCAGGATCTGGCTTTAATCCATTTGCTACAAACATGACTATCTCCTTTGGTTAACCAGATAGCATGTTATGACCTGCTTCAACTGCAAGGCAAGGTGTCGATCATGATAATGAGGCAGTTACTGTTAAGGTGGGGTCATTAACATTGTGCACAAACAAGTCTATGTGGCTTTCATCAGCCTCTACTTCATAGCTACGGCTGTATTCTGCGGATATTTTTCCTGTTAATGTATCTTCCACAAGAACCCTGCCAGCCTGCATAACTGCAAATGCCACGTTTTGCGGCTTTAGGCCATCTGCGGAGAATTTTACTTCTAACTTTTTCATACATTTCCTTAATTAAGCAGCCTTAGCCAACCTCCGCGCCTTTTTAGCCAGATAGTCATCAGCAACCGCGTCGTATTCTTCCCGTGTGAAACCCTTCTGGTCAGGGTATTTAGCATTCAGCAATAGCTGAAACTTGGTCATAGTCAGGTTTCCCGCCTCCTGCTCACTCATGCCAAAATGGATTTGAGCGGCGACGATGTAATCGACAGCAACGAACTCAGAAATAGTGTCCCCTCCTTCATGCCGCTGCGGACGCCTTACCTTTGCCTTACCGATTACTCCGTGAGTGATGAGCGATTGCGCTATCAGTATTATGTCTGTTGCCGGGAGTGCGCCTTTACGAACCTTGAATGTTCGACCTGCGCCTTTTGATGGATGGAAATACCCGGTCAGAGGGCCAGCATCAGTGTGGCAGCAAGCATTCATTACAGCGACGGCTGCCAGAAATGCCTTTCTTCCGTAATCGCCGTTCTTAATATGCTCAGCCAGCCAAACAGGTAACGTCCCATATGCATTAATCGCACGGTTAATCAGCGAAGAAAGTTCATCGTTATGCAAATCATAAAATGCCTGAACTATTTCGGCTGGCTCACCGATCCGCGCCATATTAGCGAGCGATGGGCGAAAGAAGTACGCTTTGCCATCAACCGTTATCAGGCACTCGCCTATCTCTTTAAGTGGAGTCATTGTTTCCTCATAAGCATTAACAAGGGCTGATAACCAGCCCTTTGGAATGGTTACGAAGCTGTAACCGTAACGGCGCAGGTTCCAGTGAAATCACCGTCATTTGATTTGAAGGTGATTGTCGCGCTTCCAGAGGCAACCGCGGTTACCAGGCCAGTGCTGCTTACTGTCGCCTTCGTTGCATCAGAGGTTGTCCATACACCTGACTTATCGGTAGCGTCCGCTGGATTTACTGTGCCGGTAAGCTGGCGTGTTGCGCCGACTACCAGCGATGTTGTCGCAGGGGTAACTGTAACGCCGGTGGCTGGTACGGTTTCATCAGTATCGATAACCTGAATTGTGCTCGCATCGCCCACCTTGAACTCGGTGGTAAAGGTTACGATGTCATTTGTACCGCCATCAGAACTCAGCGCGGTAACGACCATATAGCCCTGGAAAGTGATTTCGCCGTACTCCATGCGAACCCAGATACCTGGCTGGCGACGGGCCTTAAGCTCAGCTGCGAAATACTTGATGAACCGGCCAACCCCATACTGATCTAACTTGCCCCTCTTACGCACTTCACCTTCAAAGCTGATGGTGAAATCTGAGTTGGTGATGATGCTTTCGACATAACCACCACCGTCATCCGCATCGCTGGTAACTGTGTTCGGGCTGAAGTCGAAGCCCTTGGATGTTCCGGCGGCCAGCGCTTTCCATTCCGATTCCTGCGGCACTACATCGCTGCAGCCATCGGCGACTTCCAGCACGACCGCACCGCCGAACAGGCGCTCGTTCGAGTTCTGGCAATTAGCCATTTGAAACTCCTCTTTGACGTATAAAAGAAAACCCGCCGGAGCGGGTTATTTGGTTGGGATGGCTATTCGCCGTAAGTACAGGCGAACTGGAGTCGGATGACTATTCGCCCTTCTTCTGTGAGCACCGGCGCGGGGATTGCGCCCATGTTCTGGATGTAACCGACACACTCGTCAGTCATGGGGTTCGCCTGGACATAATCGACGATACGCTGCACGGCGCTGAGTGCGTCTTTGCGCTTATCCTTCGCGCCGACAACGTCGACCAGGACGTGATACTCAGACCCAAGATTTGTTCTGATATTCGACCCGCCGTTTGGCCTGAATACCATGATCGCCTTCGACAGGTCGCCGGGGTCGTCGTACATCAGCTGTTGCACCGTGAAACCGGTAGTTAGCCCGGCATCGACTAACATGTTTCGCACCCGTTCGTGCATCATGGGTGTCATAACGAAAGCTCCTTGCGCATCACTGCATCAACGTTATCGCGCTCGTCATTCGCGCCTTTGGTCAGGAATTGCGGCTCACCGTGAGGGTCCCAGTAGTTGCCCGTTCCGGTACCGCCGCCGAACTCTTTCGGTTTCTGCGGCCCTGCGGATGAGCGATTGCTGGTGACGCCAAAGTGCGCGCGCGGCTGCCCTTTCAGCTTGCCTGACGCTTCGTGAACGTACGCGGCATAGTTGGCTGAGTAACCAATGCGCCCGGTGATGAGCACACCGCCAGCGTCAATTTCCCGAAACTGGCTGTTAATCAGGGTAGAGGTGTCGATCGGGGTGTAATAGGCTGCCCGGGCACCGATAAGAATCATCGCTGACTGCAACGCGCGAATGACTTTGCGCCCCTTTACGTCGTTGATGACATCGTTCAGGTGTTTTTTTGCCTGGCTGATGCCCTTCACTTTGATGCCCATGGCTACACTCCAGTAATTATCGCCCAGTCATCTTCCAGACCGTCGAGAGTGTCGTTCCAGCGCGTCACGTGACGCACCTCATCAGCGCCAGCCACGACTGGATCCGGTTCAGCACTCACACCAATCAGGATGTAGTCGCCCTCATCGGCCAGCGCGTACGCCGTGAAGAAGGTGTTTTTTACGACAACCTCTTTGCCAATAGAGCCGAGCTTTGCCGACAGGCCGCCGATGTAGTCGCACATGATGGTTTCAGGCGGTTCGTATGGGTCAACAGGATCACCCCATTCGTCATTACCGCCTGCCCCCTTACGCCATATCGTGCACGGCTTGTTGTATGACCAGTTTGCTGTTGCCGACATCAGCCCTCCTTCCAGCGCAGCAAAACTGTCACGTTTCCGCCCTGGCCTTTAAGTTGCTCACTGCGATTAATGGTGTTCGGTGGGATGAAAGAGTCCATGACGGCTTCGCCAACACGGTAATGTGGGCTGTTTTGCAATAACCCGCCTAGTTTCATTCTTTCCACCTTAGCACCTTTGCGCCAGTCGCCCGGATGCGCGGGCAGTTGATGAACCACTCGCCGTCCGACTTCACGTACCCGGTAGTCTCCCGCCCGGTGTCGGTCTTCACCCAGACGCGGGTGAACGAGCGCGGCAGGCCCTGTTTAACGGATTTCCATGCCATCAGCAGCCTCCCACCACATCAAAGAAGCCCACGCTGTTTCCGGCACTGATTGGCAATTCACCAGTGCATCCGTTTGTATCCAGACTGGACAGCGTATTTCGAAGCCACGTTACGCCATCATCACCGTATTCAAACGAACGCGAAGCGCCAGATGGCGCGCTTTGCGACTTGATGCGGCGCGCACCGGATGATGTTGCCATCAGAGCCGCTGCGTAAATCAGAATGAGTTGCGCGGTGCAGTCGTCATATCCGGCACCATTAAGGCACGGGATAATCTTGTTCACCACGCAGAGGATCGGATTAAGCAAAGCGTCAGGGATGGCATACCCCAATTCGGAGAGGAAGCCTTTCACGTCGTCAGCCGTAACTGGGGTCGCCATTGTTATTTCACCTTCTTCTTCAGTTCTTCCAGCGCAGCTTCTGCATCATCCGCGCGTTTCTTTTCTGCTGCCAGCGCGTCGGCGTGAGCCTTGTCTTTAGCTTCAGCGTCAGCGGTCAGCTTTTCGTTCTGCTCCAGCGCGTCGGCGAGTTGCTTTTGCAGGCCAGACAGGTCTGCTGATTTAGCGGAAGGAGTTGCCACTTCGAAGGTGAGCTTTTCGCCCTTCTTCTCGCTGGTTTTCTCCGCTTTGCCCTGCTCAACCCACTTCTCAGCGATCGCGTCATCAACGTCATATACCTGACCGGCTTCCAGCTTCTGGAAACCGGCACCGGCAAAGAGGTTTGAAGCTAATACCTTTACGAGTGCCATATTTTTTCCTTAGCTCGAAGCGTGAATGACGGAATACTTGTTGTTGATGTCCTGCTTGACCATCAGGCCCATCGCACCCCAGGTGCGCCAGATGTAATCGCTGTTGTAGAACGGACGCGGGTCGGCGACAGTGCCGATAGCCTGCCCTACGATCGGAGCGATAACGCCGGCGGTCAGCGGAACAATCAGGATTTCGTTACCTGACAGTTGCGCATCTTCTTTGATGGCAGCGATGCCGGACAGCTTCAGGAGTTCTTCCAGAACGGTGCGGGTTGCGTTCACGTCGAAGTAGCGCTCAAGATTCGACATGATTTCGGCAGAGACATACCACGTCTGCGGCGCGTACTGGCTGTTGGTCACGCGAACCACATCACGCAGGGCGATCGCATTGGTACGCAGCGCTACCGGATCGGTGCTGGTTGCGAAGTTAAAGGTCAGAGTTACCTGAGCTACTCGCTCGTCAGCCTTCAGGCCTTTCCAGGTCAGGCCGTCAAACTTAACGTAGTTACCTTCTGAATCGCGGAAGCCATTGAACATGTAGTCAACGTATTGACGCTGCACGTCTTCAACAGAGCCACGCTGCGCATCAGCCTGAGACTGAAGTGCTGAAGGGCTGTTGAAGATTGGGTCACGCCAGGTGAATTTGAAGCCTGAATCGTGCACCGGAACCATGGTGCCGTCGAAGGTGTAGCTCTTCGCATCCAGCGCTGCGCCAATCTGACCAGACATGGATGTGTGCGCCCAGCCACGACCACCGGTACGTGCATAATCGTAACGGGACTGCTCAATGCGCACTGAGCGAGAAAGCGGCATCAGATCGTTCAGCAGAGTGAACTGAGTGGTTGGTTCGAATTGCGCTAAAACAGTGGTATCGAATGCGCGGTACAGGCGACGAATGTCGTCAACTGCATTCACCGCATCCAGACCACCTGCGTCTTCACGAATGCCACGGACGCGACCGAGAAAATCGGCAGCAGCCTGAGCACCCGCATGGCGCGCCATTTGCAGTTCGGCAAACTGAGACTGGTTAACCTCAAGGTTTCCAGTGCGTTCGCCCAGGGAACGGGAAAATACAAACATTCAGGTGCTCCTTACTTGATCACAACGCGCAGCAGGTCACCTGCGGCGGCGGTATAGGCTTTGTCTTCTTCGACATAGCAGCGAACGGACTCATCAGCAGCGTGCGCTTTGACCTGCCCATTAGCGATAGAAAGCGGCTGACCTTTTTTGTAGGTGCCCGCCGCCGCGCGTACGTTCAGGAACATGCCCTGCATTGGCTGGATACCCACGATCAGCTCGCCTGCCGGAATGCTGTCATCTACTGTCAGGCAGCGCAGATAGTCGTAGTTAGCGACATACAGAATGGCCTGCTCATTGCCATCTACAGAGGCAGTGAATTTGCCCGCATCAAAGAAGCCGATAGTGCCCGGCTTTGTGGCTGCTGCCGCTGCACCTTCGCGATTCAGGAGCGGATTAGGGAATACGCCGCCCGCGTGAATTACATGCTTTCCATCTTTAGCCATTTTTTACTCCGGCATTTCGCTGAGTTGTTTGTCTGAATTGACCTGGCGGAATGCACCATTCAGGCCGGTTGAGGTGTGGCATTGTGCGTAGAGGCCATCAAGGGCCGCGCCATCGAGAGCGTTAACGGCGAGATCGTCCAGGCCAAACTTCGCCTTCACAGCATTGCGCTTTTCGCCTTTCTCTTTGTCTGCGTTTACCGCAAGACCGCTTTCGATGGTGTTCAGCTTTTCAGCGAAAGGCTTAAACCATGCCGGTGCTTCCGCCTGGTTGTTGGCGCGATCGCGTTCATCCTTCTCGGCCTTCTCGCGGGCGGCCTTTTCTTCAGGCGTCTCTTGTTTGCCTTCGGCGTTTTCCGCCAGCATCTGGTTGTACGCGTCCATCAGTTCAGCGTCGGTTTTGCCGTCAACCGATTTGCCTTTAGCCTTCAGCGCATTAACGATGAGTTCTTTCATCGGGTCTGTTTCCTTCTGGGTTGAGTCGCTGTTGGCGCTGAAAAACGCCTTTAGCTGGTTGAGAAATGTTTTGAAAGTGGGGTCTTGCGGATCGGGAATGTTGGAGTCTTCAAGGTTGACGACTTCTATCTCAACCTCATCACCTTCGGCATTAACAAATATGCCAACCCCCTCATCTGGTGTGCCCGCGCCGGGCTCATCAAGCAGCACCGCAACATGGTCAAACATCATGTTGGTGGCAATCTCGTTGTACTTCTTGCCCTTCGACTCGCCATTGGCAGCGATGCCGGAATATAGAAGGCCGGTGGAGATGTGGATCGGGTCAGTGTTGGTAGCGGCTGCCATCTCATCCAGTCGGTTAACGAGGCGCTTACCCTTCTCGCTCGACTCGGCATACTGGCGGTCAACGTACATATCGCCGCTGACTTTGCCGTCTGAGTGGGTAACGTTCTGGAGCCATGCGCCGACGTGATAGTTATTCACCGCCCGGACATCGCGCGCAGAAACATGCTTGCCGTCCACTTTCGGGTGGCCCAGCGGCATCGGGTTACGCTCCAGCGTGTTGTAGGCTTTTTCGATTTCTGCTGCCGGGTACAACTTCCGGTTCATCACAATATCGTCCACGACAGGCGTGATGCCGCGAACCACGATATGTGGCTTGCCGTCGATGGTTTCAGTAGTGATGTTTGAAGCGGAGTTGACGACGGTCAGCACGTTAACGCGGTTGCGTTTCATGCTGGGTCCTCGTTGGTGGATTTAAGGCAATAAAAAACCCTCCGTGTGGAGGGTTCTTATTTTTTAGATGAAGTCTTCATCAGTATATCCGTGGGATTCAGCCCAACTCATAATCGTTTCCCGAGCATGGCTTTCATCCTCTGTAATTACTCCGTAAGAATGAACTTCATCCCTACGTTCTGACTTAAAAGTAGCCGTAAACTGCATTCGACCGCCTTCTACGTGACTTTCAGTTAGTTTCATTTAATCAACCTCATTATTTACCATGACTTACTGAGATTGCCACGCCTTGCGTTCTTGGGCCAGCTTATCCGCTAACCCTTCGTTGAAAATGCTGCCATCGTCGTTTAGAAGCGCCGGAATCTGGCTGCAATAGCAGTTGTAGCGGTTGCCGCTCACAGCATAGAAGTCCCGCACCTCTTCGGTGGTGTACACCTTGCCGTGGCGGCTGGCGTGCCAGCTGCGCGTCGTTGGCTTGAGCGCTGATAACCACATCAGGGAAGTATTAAGCCCTAGCCTATCGGCAGCCCAGTCCGTTTCATTCCACTGCGCCTGCCGCAGCGCGCCGACCTGCTCAGTCTGCGCGATGTTCTTGGCCTTAGCCATGGACACATCAAGCCGCTTGCTTACGATGCTGGCAGTCTCGCGCGGGTTGATACCACGACCGATTGAATCGGCTATGACATTGGCAAGGTCAGCGCGCGCGGTGTCGCTGATGCCTTTCCAGTCGCTGTATGTGCTGATGTATGCGCTGGCAATCTGGTTCTGATATGCCGGGCTCGAAAGCAACTGCATCAGCGTCGTCTGGCTGGCATACACCGGAGACTGCACTGAGAGGTTTGTGTAGGCATTCAGCGTGCCGCGCTCATACTCTGCGGTGACGTAATCCATCGCCCAAAGGTTCTGGCTGCCTCCGTCGAGCAAAGCATCGTCCAGTATGGTTTGAACAACCTGAAGCAGGCTTGCCAGCTCTGCCGCGGTCATGTCATAGATGAACTTTCCGGCATTCACCTGATACAGCGAAGGCTCAGCGCCATCGTTGTTGCACATCATCCATGACCGCTCGCCGTTGGTTTCCCGCTGGCGTCCGGTGAGGCGTTGGTCGAAAAGCTCTTTCAAGCGACGCTTGATGTTCAGATACCGGTCTTCGATGTCGTTGAACATCCGGCTGACTTGCCGCGAGGATTGCGTAGGGTCAGCCTTGTTGCGTGGTACGATCGGCGTCCCGATTCTGGTTTGCGCTGTCATCATCATCTGTCAGCGGGTCCTTATCGGTTTGCTTTGCATCAGGGTTAGGCGTCTGAACTACCTTGCGAGGCTCAAGCTCACCCACTGCGCGGATTTCGTTTTCATCCACCGCCGGTGTGCCGTAGGCCTGCTGTGTATCTTTCGCCACCGTAGCCATTGCCTGCATGTTGGCAATCTTCTCTTTCTCGCTAGGCGCAAGCAGATCAGACCATGCCAGCGACACTTCGCCGGATGATGGCTGGTCGATAACGCCAAGCGTCCAGAAGCGCTCCAGGATGGTTTCGATTACCGATGACATAAAGCCCCAGCGACGACCATTACAGCGCTTCGCCCAGTCCGTCTTATCCTCATCCGAGGCGAGGCGACCTGTCTGCTGGCCGAACAGAATGGTGAACGGACACTGAATTGAAGCGGCAAACTCGTTCGCTGCGACAGTCCAGGTTGGTGACGGGTCAGCTGCTGCAACAGAAAGAACCGATGGTGTACCGGCCTGCATGACAAGTGCCGCATCGGTGCCGCGGTTCATCTTCGCCACTTTGTCGTTTAGTGCTTCGCCAAGGTCTTTGTAACCAGCTTCCTTGGCCTGCTTATTGATGGTTTCCATGCTACTGGCTGCATCAAAGGCGATACCAAGCTGGCGGCTGGCGTTCTTCAGGAAGCCCTCAGCGCTACCGCCGGATACTTTCTCAAGGTCGAGAAGCTTGTTGTAACCTGCGCGCAGGAACGGCACGCCGGACAGCATGTTTTCGTCTTCTGAGCCTTCACTCAGGATTATTATCCGATCCGGATGAACGGTAACGCCGCGCACCGGCCCGTAAGTTCCATCATCGCCGACTGGCTGCTCGTTGAAATTGTACGAAACAGGCTGCCCGTAGGTTTCAGAAAGCGTGTCGGTGTCGAAATTACCCGGCTTGATTTGAGACTCCCACGCGGGGATAAGCTTCACGATAGACTTATCTTTCAGCCTGGAAACGACGTTCTTGTCAACCGGCTGACTCCACTCCCTGCCGTCACGGAACTGGATGAGCAGCGCAGAGTAACGGCCAACAAGATTTCGCCGGTCGGCATCTTTAATCTTTGCCCAGTGCTTCTTCAGCAGCTTCGTTACCGCTTTTTCCCATTCCGTCGTCTGCTCGGCTTCTTTCTCTTGCTCGCCATCAATAATGGTCGGATTGTCCATCCAGCAGGATTCGAGAAGCTTGTGCACGGAGGCATAGGCCACAGCGTTTCGCTCATAGGCCCGGTAGTAGCGGTCAAACTCAAGATTGTTCGGATAGCCAAACTCATCCCACAGCTTCGTGCGTTTGGTATTCCCTGGCTGGCCTGCGTACAGCATGCGCTGCCGCCCGATAGCATCAGCAAGGGCATTAACGAGGAACTGTTCCCCGGTGCTTAATTCACTCACTGATGAGCTCCTTAGAAGAATACTGCGCCGACTTGCTTCGGCGAATGCAGCACGCGGTATCGCGTGGCGTCGTAGTCGTGGTCTTCCTGGGTTGTGTCCACGTCATCCGGCTTTTTATCGTCACGGACAAGCACTGGTATGCGGCTGATCCAGCCCCGGCAATGTTCCATGACGTAAAATGCTGGCTTATCCGGCATGCCTGATTCCGTTTTCTTACCCTCGATCACAGCTTCAAGCATGTCTGCAAAGAGCGATGCGCCGTTGATGCGCGATCCGGGCTTCTTATCGGCTGGCAGCCAGGTAACGCCCTGCGCTTCCATTTTCTGTGCGATTGATAGTTCGTTATCGCCAGTATTGAAGATTGCGCCGTCAGCCGGTCCCGGAATAACGCCGCTGCATATTCCCGGCACGATGTGCATCTGGCCCTTACCCTGAACCTCTTCAGGCTCTTCCACATCTTCACCGGCAAGGCGCTTATCAATCCACGCCACACCCTTTGCGACGTTGGTGGATGACATGTTCAGGCCTTTATTCAGCTCGTCAGGCGGGCAGCCATACCACTCCCCAATCAGAACCAGAGTCCCAGCAGGCGGGCAGAATTTACGACCGTCTGGCATTGTCGCCTCGGTGCCGTCCGACTGAGCCCACCATAAATTTGAGAACGGCTTCGACTCGCCCCAGTCATGGGAGCGGTCGACGGTCCAGCTTTCAGGAATGGTGAATGCTTTGATGACGTGCAGAGACTCATTCCAGAGGTGGTCAAATCGGCCACCACTGGTTACGTCCCACGAACCTTCTACCCACGCTTTGCGCCGGTTCGGGTCTTTGATCGCCATCAGGGTCGCGATGTACTGCGGGTCTAGGTATGGGTTCTCTTTAAACGAGCCATGAATAGCAACGCGTGTAAGGGTTACATCTTCTTCGCGCTCGGTCTGCGGATTGAACACCTTCTGCGTTTCGCGAATGATTGTTCCACGTGGTGCAGGCTCAATGAAGCGCTTCTTCACCCACGTATGGCCGATGCCAAACGGGTTTGTCGTGCTGAATGTTTCAAGCGGGATCGGCTTTAGCAGCAAGCCACCATCCAGCGGATAGTTTTCAGGCCTGAACGATGAGCGGCGGCAGGAGAACATCATCTCGTAGAATTCCGGCGACTGCTGTTTCGTCAATTCGTTAAAGCCAATGAATGGGAATTCCTGCCCGTGGTAATCCCAGTAATCACCCTCTTCTTTCCCGAAGCGGAAAAGCAACTCTTCGCCGGTAGGCCATACCCAACGTAATTCACTGGCTGATGCCAGATAACGAGCGCCGTCGTTGAACAGGCGGTACATACGCTTTGACTGGGTGATGATGTCGGTAAGGTTCTTATACTCGGTATCAAAAATGACGCCCCGCCAGAATGAGCCATAGCCCAATCCAACCAGGCGGCGAAAGCGTGCCAGCTGCGCTGCGGTTTTGCCCGGCCCGCGCGTACCCTCATAGAGGATTTCGTTACACGGGCAGCTCAGGGACAGCGACTGCGACCCAGGTAGCGGCTTCCAGACGGCTTTGTAATTCATCCACCCAGCACCCCGCGTTGTTGAACTTGCGCCGCCGCCTCCCAGTCATCAACGCTGTCACATGATGGAACAGGCATTACGTTATGGGTGGTTTCTTTTGCTTCAGCTTTGTTTTCGATGCTGTACGCCTCGCGCTCAAGGCCAATAAGTGTCTTGAGGCTGTCGCTCAGGTCCTTCATGGATTTAACGCGGGAAGGCAGGCTGATTATTTTGTGGTACATATCGTTGAGCTTATCCATGCCCTTGTCGTCTGGTGAGCGCATCATTTCACCCAATTGCTCAAGGGCGGCCACATCCCCACACTCTCCAGCCAGTTCATCGAATAGCGTGTTGGTCAGCTCCCTGGCCCGCCTGATGTCGCCTCTGTGTTCCATGCGAACGGTGGCGATGACTTCTGCCGTGGCCTCGATAAGTACGCGCTCTGAGAACGCACCTTCACTGCGTACCTGTTTGCGTACTTCTTTCTTGCGTACCAAATCTTCAGCGCGTTCCTGTATCTTCGCCTGAAGATCACGCGACCAGTCATCGCGTTTAGCACGCTTGCGTATTGCCCCTTCACTGATGTTGTGCTGAGAAGCTATTTCGCGGAGAGACATCAAGCCAGCCCGGTAAGCCGATTCGATGGCCTCCCAATCTGGTTTGGTCATACGTTACTCCGTTTTATCTTCAGTTGGCTCATCAGGCGTTTCAGTTACCGGCTCAAAGAGGAAGTCCTCAATGCTGTCCGGGCTGAAGTAACGCCACTCGCCTTTATCATTCGCCAGTGCGACAAACCCATTGATGATTTCAGGCTGACTACGCTTCATCAGGCCGGTGAATGTCTCTTTGGATTTTTTGGTGATCGTGATTTTGTAGATGTCGGTCATTGTTACCTCTCTGCCTTATCGCAGCGTTTGCTCTGCTTAACAGTAATGCTTAGCCACTTACGGCTTACCCGTCAGCAAGATTAGATCATCTCACTTCTCTCGGGCGAGAATGCACAGGCCATTATCAAGCACCCCGATAGAGACGCTTTGTAATAGCTATTGCTTTTGGCTAGTTACAGAGCAATATTGCTTTAACAGCACTAAAAGTAAGGATGATAGCCGTGAGACTTTTCGTTATACCTTGGTTCATGTTCATAAATACCTATGGTTGTATAGCGCTAGCCAATCAGATTAGCTGTGAATGGCTTGATGGTTCTGATTTACCCAGGTGGGTAGCCTTAACGATTCTTGTCGTCACCAATTTTATGGCAGGTAAATCGCTCAAAAAAAACCGCGTAGCGCAATGAAAAAACAGCCCGAAGACCACTACTGTTGGTATATCAGGATGTTAAAATGACCGGTTTCTCATTAGGATTAGATTCCCATAGAAAAAGGAGGTCGTATGTCCGGGCTTGTGAATCCAAAAGAGTTACCTGAAGAGTCAGCATATGCGCTTGTTATTGAACTGATCAGAGCACAAAGAGTGCCTGTCTATCCGGACGGAAATATCACTGGTCTACTTTCACTATATGACGAGGCATTACAGCACTTCAAAAAAGACGGTGAAGAGAAAAGATAAAATCCATCAAATCATTAAGTCAGGCTTTCACGAACGGATCAGGAAAACAAAATCACTATCTGTTCGTGATTGCTTCAAATTGATCCCGTAAGGAACTAACAATAATCAAGCGCCCATGGTGAGACGCTTTGTAATGATCACTGTGGCAGACCAGGTATTTTTACCTGAAGCCGTTCATATGCTTCTTGCCTTTTAACTGTAAGGTGCTTCTTCCTGCCGCCAACGCCCCAGTAGTTCATGGTTCTGGCTGCATCGCTCACCACTGACGCTTCTTCGTGGTAAATATGATCTGCCATATTTGCCTCAGCCATGTAGCTGGCCATGGTGACCATCTCGCCAGAAAGAAATTTGTCGACTACGGTGTAAACGCCAACTTTGAATGCGGGATCGATATGCCCAGCGAATTCATAGGCTACATAACGGCTTCCGTATGTCCCGCCATGCTTACCACGAACGGTCTTTAAATGTGTGCTCAAATCACATTTAGATAACTCTTTGATAAACAACTTCGTAGAATCCAGCCTTGAAAACTGCGAAGGTCTGATACTGTTGATATCGCGACCGCCAAGGAACTTGTCATCACCTGACTCTGCTCTTAGTTTTGCTATCTGCCACATATCGGTCAGGCAGATCATCCCTTCATCATTCACTCTTACTGGGTAGTCGAACAGCTTTAGTTCTTTCATTGCGGTTACCTTACTTGTGAGATGAACCTTTGCCGAAATGAAACGCCAGCCCACCGAAGGCTCGCCAGCACTAAACTGACGTCTCCAAAGGCTCATTTCACAGGTTAGGGTTCGGTGTGTTTGTGGTCATGCTCTGCCATTTCGGGTGGCAGTTCTTCTTGGGGTTTGTCATGCCCCAATAAAAAAGCCCCGCACATGGCGAGGCTCGATTAAAACAAATACTTTCAATTAATTAAAAAGAGTTCATGGATAGACATGAGCGGTCATGAATAGATATGAATAGACTTGCGGACGTACAAATTAATAACGTTATGTGATCCACATCACATGGGAATAAGGATTATCTCAGGCACTGCTGTTTGATGTAGCCCTGCAAATATCCGTTCTGCTTCGTTACTATTTCGATTGGCTCTCTGAGAGATGAAATAATCCCGTTTGTAATTGTCAACTTAAACTGACCACTACTTTCTTGCTATGTATGCGTTAGAACCCCATCGTCACACTAAACCTTGTGAATGACCAGGAGCAGGAATGAAGTCGCAGGGATTACTACTATCAGGATCATCAATTAAATGAATCGGGAACAGTGAATTTGCGATTAGTTAAAATAGTCGGCTCCTGATATAACATGCATGAAGGATATTACTTATCCTCTGAAACATCTTTTTACTGGCAGCTACGATGTCGCGGCTGCCACTTTTTTATTTAAGCTCCCCCAGAATTTAGCTCCGGTATCACCTCAGTTAACGCACTGACTCTTGATGTAATCCTGCAGGTACTTCACTTGCCCGGTGATGGTTTCGATTCCGTCTCGGAGACGCCAATAATCCCGTTCAGCATCCCCTGTAAGTTTGGGGGTGGTAGCATCGCCCATGCTGCCGGTGCTGGTCGTTCCGTTCGCGGTACATCTTGCGTTGACTTGCAGCCGGCGCTTACCAGAAGCAACATCACGCTCAAGCTGAGCAATAGTGGCTTTAGCATCTTCCAGCTCTCCGGTGTATTTGGCATCCAGTGCGGCGACGTCTCTTTGCCGGGTCTGCATATCGGCGATTGTATCTTTCGCCAGCTTCAGGCTGTGCTCGGCATCATCAGCGCGCTTGTTTGCATCGCCTACCTGCCCCAGTAGAACGTAAATGACGATGAACGATAACAACAACTCAGCGCCGATTATCAACCAGGCTTTAAAGGTCATTTTTGCTTTCCGCCAGGCACATGGATCGCTCCATCTCTCGCCGGTTCTGCAATCCCTTCCATTTCATGCCGCCAGCGTAAACCCAGCGGCGCATTTCTTCACATGCGCCTGCCTGGTCACCTTTGTTCAGTTTTCGGAGCAGCGTTGATTTGGAAAATGCATCAGAGCCGACATTGAACACAAAGCTGTAAAGTGCTGCCCGTTGGTATTCGTTAAGTGGGACCTTAACCAGACCGTCAACCGTTCGTTTAGCTGGCTGGAGATCTTTCCAGAGGAAGCGATCACATTCTTCGTCGGTATAGGTTTTTTTGCGGTTGATGTCGGTGCCGGTATGACCATCACAAACGGTCCATACTCCGGCCACATCTTTATAGGCCTGATACTTGCGACCTTCCACACCATCCTGCCCACCAAGGAACAAGGAGGCGATTAACATCGCACCGCCGCCAGCGGCTGCAATCAGTTTGTTTCGCAGGCTGCCCGGAATTGCCATGTCATTCGTCTCCTACCTTTACTGCGGGGCCGTACTTTTCGAGAGCGCGGATCTGTGCGTTCGATACCTTGCGCTTGAAGTACAGGTTGATGAACAAAGTCAGCAGCGCCACCACAATACCGGCAATGACGCCAACGGCACTCCACTCATCGGGACTTAGCCGGTTCAGTAAACCATTAGCAACCGAACCGGCTGATGCGCCATAGGCAGCGCCAGAAGCTAATTTGCTCATATTGTGCATATCTCTCTCCTCACAATATTTGTGGGAGCTGTGCGAGTCATAGGAAAGCGCCTCATCCAGTGCGGTAAGGGATAAGTGATTAGCTGTCTGGATGGGCGCGAATAAAAAGCCAGCGCGAGGCTGGCAAGCTGAGGGTGAAGCAATGCCGGCTCTGTGGCCGAAGATACCCTGGCTGGGATTTGGTGGGCCGCGAAGGATTCGAACCTGTCTACCCTTCCCTTATGAGGGGACCGCTCATACCAAATGAGCTTCCGGCCCAGAAACGACAAAGCCCCGGCTGTTAACCGAGGCTTTTTATTCTTTGCCACCGATGTAATTTTGGCAGCATATCTGATTTACACGAAATATAGCGCTTTCAGTTCGGTTCTGCAAGACTTGAGTCTAAACTTGCTGCCTTTTGTTGTGAACGTGATCGCGATACTTGCCATAAAGCTTGGTTATCCAAGCTTTTCATAGTCTGAAGCATTGCCTGCCAGTGTGGGGCATAAGTTTCCGTCCAGGTAGACTTGCTTACGCCTACAAGTTGCGCCAGCTTCTGGTATTCGTAGGTATCACGCCCAGCCAGCTCAGCCTTCACGTCCTGCGCAGCCAGCCAGATAAGAGCTTTCAGTCGGTCCAGAGTTTTTGCGGCCACCTTGCGACCGCAAAGTTTTTCTTTGAACTCTGCCCATGCCCATTGTGTAATCGCCACCTGATGCTCAAAGTGGGTGTTATCGCTGTAGTTCCAGAGCAGCCATGCCTTCTGATGATCATCGAGAGACAGCACAGCACGACGCCATGATGACGTGCAGAACTCGACATGATTCACTAGGGGAATGTGTGAGCCTTTTGCGCGCGACTGTTGACCCGGGATCGGTGGGTTGCCCGGATTAACCATACGACCGGTAACCGGATCGGCAACTTTCTTCCGTCCGCTACTGCGTGGCGTCGCCTGAAACATCGCATTCTCAGCAAAGGCTACCAGCTGGCCTTTAGTCGCCCCGCTCAGGTCTGCGGTAGCGACAATCAGCTGCTGTCTAACGAATTCGAGATATTGAACATTCATGCTGGCATCTCCTGCTTCTGTTTCGTCTTTGCCCTGCGGCGCTCACTGTTGCTGATGATCTGCTGTGCTGTGTCGTCTCCACCGCGACGAGGGAAGCTGAATCCGGCGCGGATAAGGCTGTCACGCTGATAGCGCTCGATGTCAGATCTGGTCATGATTAGGTTTCCATGCTGACTGTCTGTATTTCGCATTGCCCGTTTGACACATAATTTCTGCACGATCGCCACTCACTACCTCTTTTGCCTTAGCGAAAAGCTTTTCGCTTTTAGATAAGCCCGTTGTGTTGAACCACGTGCTTGCAACAAAGCACCTGGCCTCTACTGGAGTGAATATTTTCATGCAGCCTCCATCTCGGTTATGGTCAATTCAAGCCGTCCACCTTTAACGACCGGCATCTTCACGACCCGGTAATCGACTACCTGCGAATCGTCCGCCCAGAAACCGGCCTTAGTCAGCGCGTCGAATGCTGCCTTTTGCAGGTTGTCCAGGTCACGGCGGCGGCGATCAGGCATGTGGCACTCAATACGAACTTTCAGCGGGCACGTCACACCAATGTCGAGCATCTCTGCCTTGATGACTTCGGCCACCAAATCGCGATAGGCCTTCCCCTCTGTGCTGATATGGGTTCTGCCACGATTATGGCGGTAGTAACGATTGTTGCTCGGCGGCCAGGCCAGGCTAATTCGATATGTATTCATGCCTTCACCTTCCCTTCTTTCAGCCAGATAACCTGTGTGCGCGCCATGCCTTCCAGTGCACACTCTTTTGCATATTCCGCATCGACCAGATGGGTGCGGCGGTCGATCTCATCGTGACAGCTGCTACACGCGATGGCGGCGATCAGGTCAGGCGGCTTGATGCCGGTACCGCACAATCCGGCGAGGCGAATATGGGCCAGCACTGAGGTTTCTGCGTTCCCGTTACAAACTCCTGGAATTCTTACCTGGCACTCACGACCGCGAGCAGCTTTGCGTAAATCAGCCATTTGCTTTTCTCCGGGCAGCACGGCGCAGCCACATGACATCAGCCAGGTGAGCCGTATAGTTGAAAGTGACAATTTCGGATGGGTTGATAGCCTGCTTGCGCTTGCGGCGAAAAGGTACGCGGAAGATGCCGCGCTCCATGACTTTAGCGAGAGTTGTCATCATGCCTCCTGCTTATCGCGCAGTGACTGGAACTCACTGCTATCTGGGATCGGCAGGTGGCAGCCGATGTTCATCGCCCATGCTTCGACTTTGCACAGGAAGATGTGCATCTCGCCGGTTTCCAGCTTCGAGGTATGGCGCAGTGACTGAACGGATGTAACCTCCCCAGTAACCACGTCTACGCGCTCAGTGGTTTCATAGCCGAGATAGGTGTGCTTCAGTGCGTCCTTCACCCACTCAGGCGTAGCGAATGACTTACCTCGCTTCATGAGATATTCGCTGATGACGGCAAACCACGCGTGGGCCATAGAATTTTGAGACAGGCTGCGAGTCTCACGCCATGGCTTAATGACCAGGCGGTAGCAGTCGCCGGACTCAAGCATCGGTTTAAGCTGCTGACCGATGGCGTCAAAGTTCGTGATGTGGAGGCGGATGCCATCCTTAGGGAAGTTCATACGCCACCTCCGGGAGGTAACGCAGAATGCAGAAAATCGCAGGTGCTTTTCAGCATCTGTGACAGAGTGAAACGTTCAGATTGTGTGTGCGCCATAATGTCCCCATTTGGCGCGATAACCAGGTGCTGGAGTTGTTCAGGCTCCAGCCCTGATATTATGACTTATCAGCAGATAATTATCAAAACGTCACGCAACAATATTCCTTACTTAAAACCTTAATTGCTCATCGCATACAGGGCAAAAGCGCGTCGCTTTTCCTCATAGCGCAGATCGCCTTCGGTTTTTAAAGTTTTAAGAATCTCTTCGCGTAACATAGGCTTTGAAAAGGCCTTGCGGTTCCAGCTCATATCCGTAATTGTTACAGCTGCTGCCGGGCATTCAGTAGTTACGCATCTAACTGAGTAGACTTTCTTGTTTTGTAGGTAATTATCTTCTTCAGAGGGCGGAACACTTTCATCTAGCTGAGGTAATTTTTTGCAGAAGGGGCATAGTAGATACTCTTGTTTTTTCACTGAGCAATCTCTTCGTGACTTGGAAGTGGAGCATAGGCCTGTCACTACTTTTAAACAACAAGAATAATTTATAGTTTTTCTTAAGTATCAACTATTTGAAATAAAGGGTAAATACTACGCCCTTCTTCAGAATTACTTACATCAGCGTTCTGATAGCATCGGCTGCGAGCAGCGCGGAGATGAGTAAGGCGATTAGGCTAGGCATTGATCACCTTCCCGCAGCGCTTGCAATAAATTCCGTGATAGGTTTGCGGCCTGGCCTTTTCAACCATTTCCAGCAGCATGCTCGCAGACCCCTCTATTGAACGAAGAGATACCGCAGGAGCGCCTTTTGTTATTGCTTTTTGGAACGAATGCCCCAATAAATACCCCATGACTCCTGTGCACTTATCCATCACACCACCTCCCCGTTTTTCCATGCCAGCCAGAACACCGCGATAACTGCTGCTGCGTAGAGGATTGAGGTCATTTGCCTGGCTCCACAATCAGCGAGCATCCGCCGTTAGACATTTCATAGCGCAGAGTTGCGCCGTCTTTCGACGTCCATATCTCGACCGTCGTAGCACCCATAGCCCCAAGGTGAGCGTTTTCGACATGTTTGGAAATTAACTCACCTTTTAGCGATTCGAATGCGTCCATTGCGGCACCCATGTGAAATGTCTTTTTCATTTGGTTGGCTCCTGCTTCTCTGGATACGCACTGCCTTCCTGGCCTGGCTTATTACTGCCACTACAAGCATGCCTGTGGTCATTGGCGTGAGGGCAGCGCTTATTGCCGCATTCAGGGCAAACAACAAAGCGCATATCGGTCATCGTCACGGGGCGGCAGGTGTGACACCAGCATTTGGTTGGCTCCTGTGGGGCGGCGGCGAGCATGGCGCGATACGCCAGCGTTGCTTTGTCAATGCCAGTTTCCATCGCTTTAACTCCAGCCGCCCATTGCTTTGGAGTCGGCTCAACCGGAACCAACACGTAACCTTCAGGCAACTGTAAAGCCCCGCTTGACTGTTGGAGCATGGCGGCGCGGCAGGCGTTCCAGCCATCGGCCAGGAGGCCATCGGTATGCGGCTTCTCAGGCGGCACCTGCACTGGCTGCGCTGCGGGTGGCACATATCCACTGTGTGCATCAGCGTCATACGCCAGGATGTCCGGCTCCTCTTTCAGCTCACCAATAATGTGGCGCACGCGGTCAGCTTCATATCTCACACGCTCCGGATACTCAGAGCGGTCGATAGTGATACCAGTGGAAAGGCATTCCTCTTTGCGGTGCAGAATCGCCGTCCAGTTAGCCTTGCCGTTCGTTTCCGGCATTGACCCATACCACACTGTCAATTCCGGCTGCGCTACTGGTGCGTCGTACAAATACACCTCATCACCAGCGTCAACCCCTTTGTAATCGGGCGGCATAACATTTGCCATTTCTCCGCGCTTCAGGCACTCGATTTCACTTTTGTCGGTAATGCCAATAGGCTGCGCTACTGGTGCGGGCTGCGGGGCGGCGTAGAGTTGGATGCAAGCTGCCTTTTGCTCATCATCCAAATCCTCTGCCAGTGCAACGCTTCTACATTCTGTTGCATCACCGGGGTACATATAAGCCACCGGCTCTTGCCCTTCGACCGCAAGCAGGCGGCGGGCCATTTCTGCTGACTCCTCCAGCGTTACGCAGGTGTCGTAATCGCGGATTTCTTCCAGCCTTTCTCTGCTCAGTTGTGTCATGGCTTATTCCTCAGTAAACAAATTCGCAGGTAAATTCATGACCGCATTCCGGGCATGCCGTTTCGTAATTACGTGTTGCCACCGTGCCTGTTTCGCAAGCCTCTATTGGTGACGCGTTATCAACCAGCTCATGACGCAAGTCGAGGCAGTGCTTACACTGAGGGCACTCAGTATCGAGTGACAAACTCCATTCTGCTGTTGTGTCGGCCATATTCACTCCCCCTCTATCTGCAATTTGATGCCATCCCGGTGACACGCCTTTTCTATGGCGTCAGCGCACAGGTCAATCATGTGGTTAACTTCGCCATAACCAAGCGTGTGACCATCGACATAATCAGGCAGCTTCACGGTGAGCGTTCTGGCCTCAAGCGAGGCTATGCGCTTATCTGCGGCTTCCAGCGCCTCTGTCAGCGCCCGGATTACATCAGCAGCATTTTGGCATTGCTCAACCAGGCTAACATCACAACCAGTATCGCAACCGCGCTCATCCTCGAAGCGAAGCTCTACCGTGTCGCCATCAATGTCGTCTGGCTCATAGCCAGCGATGTTTTCAAGAATGCCGATTGTGCTCTCAGCCTTCGCCGTCAGTTCGTTGGTGTTAGTCATGGGTGGCCTCCAGGGAGTCTTTTACTGAAACTGAAAGATGCAGCTCTTTCCCATCGGGAAGCTCATAAACCACTGTTTCTTCGGCTTTCATCAGATGAAAGGCCACTGCATGGCAGGCATCATCGGTAACATCAAATTTATCGCCGACAATCTTTCTTACTCCGTCAGCAAGGCCTTTTACGGCTTGAGAGCGACCGCAGAAAATGCGGTTACTGAATGGCGACAACATCACACTGATTGGATTGCTCATACCTTCACCTCGTTGCGCAGCTGGGCGGCGAAGTCATCACCATCACGAACAGTAATCGCAAAGCTGATGAGTGATTGATTAACCCAGTTGCTGAACAAGCCACTGGCCGCCGCTTTCTGAATACCGATTGATTGCTGCTCGGCGAGGAAGCGATCCGTGGCGGGGGTTTTTTCTTCGATCAACTCTTGGAGTTCATGAAGAGTTTGCCCATCAACTGATTCACCATCCAAGTGCTCGACCATGCTGTTGTAATGCGAATAGACATAAGCGGCCTCCTTGAGAACCTCTCGGCTTTTCAGCTTCAGCGCCGCATTGTCCGCCACCACATCCGCAAGCAGCTTATTGCTTGCATCCATTCCTCGCTTGTAACATTCAGCATCAATCTGACTTTGCTTTAGTTGTGCTGCCAGCTGATCGCGCTCTGATTGCATTGATGCGATGGCGGCTTGCCATGCGAAAAATAACTGGTCCTTCACGTAAGGCCCGGTTATGTCAGGGTGAAAGCTGGATTTAAACCACGCTTCAAATTTTTCTCTGCTCATGCTCTTTTCACTCCAAATGTTTTGACCAGTGCTGACTCCATGCGGCCTACGCAGGAGCGGATACGGGCGATTTCTGTTTCCGGGAACATGCTCGATGCCATCTGCTCCAGTGCGCCACGCAGAGGCTTGCTCTCAATCTTCGGGAGGCGAGCTAGTGCGTATGCTTTCAGTGCCTGCTTGATGCTGCGGCCTTCGATACGGGCCATTGCGCGGCATAGTTCGGCGTGGAGGATGGTTTCGGGGAATTCGGGGTATTCGGTTTCAATATTCTGGCGGGTGTTTAGTGCTTCTTTGGTTTCCATTTATCCTCTCCAGTTGCTTGTCTTCGACGCCTCTCGCTCATTTCCGGCGGCAGTTCTGGCTGCTTCATGCTGATCGATATTTACGAAGTGCCCGTTTCGCCACCCCATATAAAACGTCTGTGGCTGACCTGAGCGATATTTGCCAACGATGATTTCAGCTATGCCTTTCATGGGGCTGCTGTCGTTGTAAACTTCATCGCGGTACGGGAATATAATTACGTCGGCGTCCTGCTCTACAGAGCCTGACTTGGCAAGGTCTGCCATGGTTGGTCGTTTGTCCTGCCGTCCTTCTGGCCCACGGTTTAGCTGTGACAGAAGAATTACAGGGACTTTGTTCCGCAGACAGAACTGCTTTAACTTCCTGGTTATCTCTGCAATCGCCTGGTGTTCTGGCATGCTGGATGACTTTTCAATTAGCCCGAGGTAATCAATGGCAAGGAAACTCAGCCCGCCGTCCATGTTCAGTCGTTCCGCATGACCAATGCACTCATCAGCGGTGAATGATCCGTCAATGACATAGTTTTCCTCACTCATCAGCGAGCCTATTGCCGCAGTAAGTCGGGTGTACTGCTCCTGAATCATATCCAGCGGGTTTCTCAGCGCACCGATAGCCAGCCCAGCCCTGTCAGCTGCATGACGTTCCACCACCTGCATGTCTGACATTTCCATTGAGATGAACAGCCCTTTGCCTTTCTGTCTGCCGATTGAGTTGGCGATGTTTATAGCCAGTTCTGTTTTACCCATACCGGGACGGCCGGCAATGATAATCAGGTCTGTACGGTCAAATCCGCCGTAAGCATCATCCATCGGCTCGATCCCCGTTTTCAGGTACATGCCAGACTCAGACCCCTGCATACGCTTCTCCAGGACTTCCATGTAGTCTTCGAGCATGTCGCCAATGCGGCGGGGCAACTTGTCATTCGTTTCGAACTGAAGCCTGCCGATGATTGAAGATACTTCGGTTATGCGCTCGTTCAGGTCGTGTGTACCGGCAGATGCCAGAATGGAAGCGGCTCGCTTTAACTCCTGCTCACCTCTGCGAAGCATCCAGCATTGCCTGACTCGCTTAGCCCAGCCACGGATGTTTGCAGCCGTTACGCACTTGGCCCCAACCTCAATCACCATGTCTTTAGTGACTGTCGGCACGGCCTCCTGCACGGTGAACATATCTACCGGCTCGGCTTTGTTCAGCAGCGTCACGATCGCGTGATACATGTTGCGAAGGTGGAAGTTTTCAAACGCTTCTTCAGGCAGCTTCCCGGCAATCTCGCGGCAGTCGATGTGATCGCCTTTGACAAGCATCGAGCCGACTAACTGATATTCGAAATCGTAACTTTCCATCAGTCCTCCTGCGCCAGAATCTGATCAATCTTCTCCTGTCGAAGCGCGGTATCAATGCCGTACTTCTTGCCGGACGGGTTAGCACCACAAGCCCATTCAGTAGGCTGGTAGCCAAATTCGATGTATCCGTTGATGAACGTGTCCACGTCGCGAGGCTCTTTGCCCAACTCCTTGCACTGCTTGATGTACGATGCCCACAGACGGGATAAACCTTTCTCGACAGAGGTCGTGACGCTCAGCAGTGTTGGAAGCCCCAGCGCCTTAGCTTTGGTGTTCCATGTTTGCTTGAGTCGTTCACGGTCGAAGGCCGGTAGTGCTGTCGATGTTTTTGGCTTTCTGGTGCGAGGCGGTTTTTGTTCTGTTGGTGTTTGAGATTTATCATCAGCAACCAAACCCGCATCGTGGGTTTGGGTAATGTTTATTTCTTTCTTTTGAATAGTTTCTTTTGTGTGACTCTGTTTTGGTGACAGGCTAGTCACCGTTTTGGTGACACCTTTTGTCACCAATGCAGTGGTATTGACATCAGAGTAGTGACCCCCTTCAATTTGCCACTCATCGATGCTCTTATTTGGCCCAATTTGAGAGCCTTCGCGGATGATTACCTTCATGGCGATCAGGTCATTTTTGGCCTTGTTAACTTTCTGTCTCGGTAGCCTGGTGAGTTGCGCTAACTGGCTATCAGAAATGCGATCCATTTTCTTGCCGAAGCCGTATGTTTTCCGGCAGATAGCATGAGCGACCTTGCTCTGATTCTTCGTCAAATCTGCGCCGATAAGCTCCTCATACAAGGCATTTGCGAGGCGGGTATACCCATCTTCGATTTCTGCCACGCGACGCTCCACGACCTCCGTAGAAGGCCTGTAGTCTGCTAACTTAACGACGCCCACGATTCACCCCCGAAGTGACCATTGCCAGACGAATTACGCCAATCAACCGTTCAGCGAACGCTTTGTTCTTTGAGGCGGTAACGACAAGACCTTCAGGTGCATCGGGATAGCGACGCTCCTCTTTTTCCTGGAGTTTCTTACAGTGCTTTGTCATAATGTCTCCTGTTACTTGGCGTAACACAGTGTGTTCTTAAGCCCTGAACGAGTTGCCGCTCGTTTGGGGTTTTTCATTTTTGAGGATCTCCGCGACCTGCTTTGCCAGCCGCGCCATATCGTCATCAACGACGCCCCACTCCAGCACCGCGAGCAGCATTGCCATCTTCGGCAGCATCGTTTCCTTCCAGCGGGTAATGCCGCTTTTATCAATCCCTACTGCTTTGGCGACGTTCGACGCGCCTTTCATCGCAATCTGATTCAGGATCCACGACTCGATTTTTCGAGCCTGTGTTTTGTTTCGGGTAGTTGTGTTATCCATTTGTGATAATTCCTTTGTGTTGAAATAGTTAATGCGCATCCTGTGATGCGGTTGTGTTTGCCATCCCGTAACAGGCTGGCGGGCGCATTGTTAAAGAGCGGTACTTCTTAGCTGGCTAAAGGCGGAAAAACGTCATCAAGACGAACTTTTGCCCCAAGCTTGTTAAGTGCATCGACAAGAGTTCGGCATGTTTTTAAATCCGGGTGTCGTCTCCCTGATTCGTAATGCCCGATAGCTCCTTGCGTGCACCCAACCATCTCAGCTAAAGCAGTCTGAGAGACATTCATCGACTCTCGTATTTCCCGCAGGTTTGTCATGCGGTGTCCTCCGGTGGTTGGTTTATCATCTTATAATACATATTGTACTAAATAAGCGCAAGCCAATTAATACATTTTGTGTGTTGTGACCACTAATACATGCCGTAATAATTTGGAGATGAAAATGAAATGGCAGGATCTGGTTAAGGCCAGAATGAAAGAGTCAGGCGTCACCCAAGAGAAGCTTGCTGAGCAATTAGGCAAGACTCAGGGGGCGATCGGGCATTGGCTAAACGGCAGGAGAGAGCCGGGCGTGGATGACATTGCCAACATAATGAGGGCATTAGGCATTAACGAGATAAGCCTTCATCAGGATGGCTTGGCAACCTCGCTACCAGCTGTGGGAGATAACTTTACTTATGCTGGTTCCTATAAAAAATCAAAGGAGTTTCCTTTGATCAGCTGGATAAGTGCAGGCGAATGGAATGATGCAGAAGAACCCTTACCCGTAAGCCAGATTGATGACTGGTATGAGTCGTCTTGCAAAATTATCGGTAAAGGCTTTTGGCTGAAAGTTGAAGGCGATTCAATGACGGCGCCAATGGGCATCAGCGTCCCTGAGGGGACCCTTGTTCTTTTTGACACAGGAAAAGAACCCGAGAATGGCAGCCTAGTCATCGCCAAGCTGACTGATAGCAATGAGGCGACTTTCAAGAAACTGATTATTGATGGAGGGAGAACCTATCTCAAAGGGTTGAATCCCGCTTGGCCTCTCGTAGAGGTTAATGGCAACTGTCGAATCATTGGCGTCGCAGTTCAGATGATGAGGAGCCTTTAGTATGGATGTGCTTTCAATTTTACTGTTTGTAATCTGCATTCTCCTGGCGATGATTTACAAAAAAATCGCAACGCCCCCACAAGCTGAGGTGCACGATCATATTGATAAAAACGAGCTTATTTATGAAATCAGCAGGGTTAGAGAAGAGCTTGAAATGGTCAACTCAAGCTTAAATGAAATCAAGTACGTTACTGATATTATTGAAAAATATAAATTACCTGATAGAAAAGAACGTGAGTTCATTGACCAAATTAGAATCGATGACGAAATTTCAGAGCGTATGAATTCCAGCAGGTCATAAATCCCGCCCCACCTCTAAAGCCGGCTTTGCCGGTTTTTTTTTGACTAAATCCCCCTCCTAATCATACACATAGTATTTAATCGACATTTTTAAGTACATATTGTATTGACTGCATTTAGTACATTTTGTATTGTTAACCCATCGAAACGAAACATCGACAGCGGCACAGGAAGTTAAGCCGCGCCGGACATGAAGTCAGGCTGCTTATTTAAAAACATGATTCCTCCCTGATGCGGGGAGGCCGAAGAAAGTGCTTCGGGGTGTGGCAACTGAGAATGGCTACTGGCAAAGGAAGCCCGGCTCATGCGGCTGGTTACCGCCCACACCACCCAAGCACTTACTGAGGACACCGATATGAACTCAAGACAGCGTTACAAGGCGAAACGCGCAGCTGAGCACCGCGAGCGCAAAGAGTATTGCCAGAAGATAGAGCGTGCATTTTCACGCCTGTCAGAGGATTGCAGCAACCGTGTACTGCGAGCCACTTCGCTCGGCAGTCTGCGTGACCGTCAGGATGATGTGGTTGAAATTAAACCGCAGCGCACCTGGTACAAAGACAGCAACCCGTTCGGCAACAAGATTCACGCGGTGCAGAAATCGCGCGGCAAATCTACTCCACTGATCTAGATAAACTTTTTGTTTCCAGTGCCGATAACCCCAAAGACAAACTGTTAATAGAGGGATAGTTCATGGCAACTGAGGAATTATGGGACGGAGATATTAATAAGCTTCCTAAGAGTTACATTTCTGAAGTGAAGCAGATGTTCGAAAGCCAGGGAGCTATAGGGGTAAGATTTGGCATTCTGGGTAAAGGTATAATTCCAAACTACGAGCTGGTTTTCGAAAATGGAAAAACCGAGCCACGGCTGGGAAAAGGGGGGAAGCTTTTCCCTAACACGAAAAAGTTTAATGATGGAAATATCACGAAGCTATTTACCCTTGATGAACTTAAAGCAGCGCAGCTAACATTTTTCTAATTTCATAAGATTAAAGCAACCCGCCAAGTGCGGGTTTTTTATTACCTATCGCAGCTGGTCATCGTACATGCAAGCAAATAACAGCGAGATAATCATGAAGAAAGCCTACTACTACGCCTGCAGCAAGACAAAATTTGTTGAGGTCAAAAACGAGGACGGCAGCTTATGGTTTAAGAAGCCAGTAGCTGGCAAATGCGATGCTCGCCTTATTGCTAAAGAGGCTGGCGCGGTTGCATGGAACTTCTGATTATTACAGCCCATTCGGTGAGTGGGCTGTGCTGAATCAACCGGCAACCAAGGAGAGCATATGCGACGGCAAAGCTATATCACTCACGAATAACTGGTACTAAATAATCTTTCGAAAAGCCCGACATTGCCAGGCTTTTTAACATTCATCAGAGGTCCTTTACGAGTGTCCAACGGTGAATATAAATCCGTTATTTCGCAATAAACGCATTTATTTATGGATTATTAAAATGTTGCATTTTTGATTGTGTTGCTATGCCTGAGATTCGTATTTATCAGGCGATTCAGGAGTGGGGAAGCATTGTTTGAAGCCAATGAATTGCGTTTGGCATCTGCGCCAACCCTTTACCAACCAATTCAAGCGCAATGTGTTTTGTAGCCTCGTAAGGAAGTTCCCGTATTTGTTGCAAAAATCGCCTCTTATCTTCTGAGTCTTCAACATTTTGATTAACAAAATCACTTAAAAGCCTAAGCGTGTCGTCATGCAACTTGATAGTTGTAATGTTGAGAATGGCGCCAAGACCGCCGTCCTGCAGCATGAAATCGACACCATCCTTTGTAGCTCGAGAATTAGAAAGCAAAGAGAAGATGTCTCGGTTTATATTGACATTATTATCGATAGCGATGAGTCCATGCTCCATGAGATACCAGATATTAGCCTTCATCTTTTCTGGATGATCATGACTGCAAAAAGCGATGGGGGTTCTGTTGAAGTTCACTGTGTCTGTGCGATACGGATACTTCTCGACGCATACCCTTAAGAACTCCCTCTGTAATTCCCGATCAAATTTTTCCACGATTAACTCCAATAGATATTGGGGTTTTCAGGCTATCCGAATTCGCGCTGTAGGGGAATAGTGATGAATCACGCGCCGGGCGTGGATAAACATCCCGGCACTAAATCATGTTGAGGCTGCCTGATGGCGGCCTTTTTATTAGCTAAGAGGGTAAGGGTATGGAGTGGAAAAAATGTAGCGAGGAGCTCCCCGAGTCGCAGACTCAGGTTCTGGTTAACGACCTCAACGGAGAAGGGGTGCTTATAGCTTGGCGAGCATTATGGATGAGCAATGGGCAGCCTACTGGTCAATGGGAATGGGTGTTTCAAAACGACGCCATTGATAGTGCTGACGTGAAAATCAAAGAGTGGTGCGCATACCCACAACCGACCATCCAATAACCCGCTCCGGCGGGTTTTTTATCGCCCATACCTCAGCCGCCTTCACGGAGACGGCTCAGTTATGACGCGGCTATCCACCGCAATTATCGGCTTATGCGTATAAGCGCGATTACCAGGTTTATCAACGTTCAGCGGCCCGGCTTAAGGGCAGGAGAGATTATGGTTAAGCAAAATAATGGCGGGCGTGCTTTCCAGGTAGATAGCGTCGTTGAAAGAGACGAAAAAGGTCACTTACACGGATTTGAAATTAGCTCTGGCGGCATGACGCTGCGTGACTACTTCGCGGCTAAGGCTATGCAGGGTCGATTAGCGAATCCTGACTGGTTGTGTAGCGATGACCGCACGGCAACCGAAGCATACCAGATAGCTGACGCAATGCTCCGCGTCCGGGAGGCATCATGACAGTCACCCACAACGGCAAGCTCTACCACGTATCGAAAATGGCTGGCGGCTACAAGTGGCTGCTCACTGAAATTGGTGCGCCACGCAACACGGCAACGCTCAACCGTGACCAGATGGTTATTGCCGGGTTCGGTCACATCGTTCAGCAGTCGATCGTCGATACAAAAACTCTCCGCGCCGCATTAAGCAAGAAGGCCATAGCTCGCTATCTGGATGATCAGGACATGCTGGAGCAAGCCAACGAAGCACAGCGTAAAGCGCTGGGTATGCGGGTTAATCGTAATTCGTTTGAAGTGAGGGTGTGATGGAAGAATTCAAAGGAACGCCGGGGCCATGGTTGGTAAAAACCATTCATGGCGACCTAAAAGTTATTCAGAAAGGGAGTTACGAAAAGTTAGCGCCAGGCATGGTTTCCTATCGATGCGTAACTGAACTTGAGAATAAGCACGACGCAAAGTTGATTGCAGCAGCCCCTGAATTACTGGAAGCGCTACAAGACGCATTGCACGCATACGACAAACATGGCGAGCATTCAGAGTGGGACTTTGCCCGCGCCGCCATCGCCAAAGCCCTCGGCAAGTAACTCCCCTCCCCCATTCATCACTCCCTGTCCGGCTATCGCAGACGGGAAGCGCACAACCAAATTCAGGAGTCAGCAATGGCTGCATATCACGTACTCGACCGCATCGAGGCGCAGCGTGAGCATACGCATCAGCGCCATATCCAGCGGGACCAGTGGATTGATAAACGGGCGCAGGAGCTTATCGACCTGTTCCCGAAAGAAGCAGCACGGATGGCTTGCTTCACCCTGCCCCATGAGGCGCTGTTTACGCTGATGGGCGACAAAGCAGAGGAAGCTTACAACGACTTCATTTCGGCCTGTGCTTACGCCAGAGCAGAGAAAGAATGGCAGCAGCAAGAGCCTTGCCCTTTTTAGTTAAATCACAGGAGCCATCATGAGCTTCAACATAATCGAATTCGTAAAGCAGCAGGAGCCGCTTTTTGTTGGGGCGGCATCTGACCAGTCGGTGTGAATCGCCACGGATAATCTAGACACTTCCGAGCCGTTGATAATACTGGTTTTCATATTCTGTCGGTGACATCTGATTGCTCGACCCATGCCGACGCTTACTGTTATAAAACATTTCGATGTAATC